CTCATAACCCGGAGGTCAGAGGTTCAAATCCTCTCCCCGCGACCACAAAAAGCGTTCCCTGACCTGCGGAAACAGGTCAGGGAATTTTTTTGACCGCCATGTGACCGACTTCCTGACCGACATTATACCGCCAAAAACATTTGTTCGCATCGAGATTTTGCCCCGATTTTTGGGGCTTGCTTGCGCTGTGGCGCAAGTGGAAAACTCAAGGTTGCGGCAGGGCGCAAGCTATGTTTGCGGCGTAGCGCAACCTCTGCTTGCGCCGTGGCGTTAGCAACTCGGGGGTTGCTTGCGCCAGGGCGCAACCGAATATCTCTTTTGAATCTGTTTGTATAAAACCAATCTCCGCGCACGCGGCGATGGGCGCATCGCGTATCCGCCCATCGGTTCCCCGCGCGCGGGTGCGCAGTACCCCAATGCGGCAACCCGAAACGGAACCGAACCGAGCGATTTCGGGAGCAAACGGGGCGATTATCGAGGAAACCCGACACAAGCATGGAAAAGCTGGCGATAATGCGAAGCCCTGGAAGCAGAGAAAGAAGGCGAAGAGAAATGCAGCGAGAAACGCACAAGGACGCCAGCCCGATCGCGCCGTCGCCGGACAAGGACGGAACCGACGGCAAGATCATGACGCTCGACGAGGCGGCGGAGTTCCTGAACACGTCGTACTCCACGGTGTACCGGCTCGTGGTCGACGGCGAGCTGAGGGCATTCCGCATCCGCAACTCGTGGCGCACCAGCACGAGCGCGTGCCAGGAGTTCGTGAGCAGGCGCTTCGAGGAGCAGTCCGTGATATGCAGGTCAGGCGAGACGAGGTAGCGGGCGGCCTGGACCCGTTCGCGAGGTACCCCGCATCGACGTTCGCGACGGTGCCGGGAGGGCTCGCGTGCCTGATGGCCGAGAAGCGCGTGGGGCGAAACGGCTGGGCGGTGATGGTGGCGCTTTGCCGGCGCGTGTACGCAGACGGAAGGCTGGGGCGAACGCCGGCGGCCGAGATAGCGGAGGCGTCGGGGCTGACAGCCTACCAGGTCGCACGGGGCATGAAGGAGCTGCGCGACAAGGGGATCATCGCGCCGGTGACGCGCAAGACCGCCCAAGGGTACCGCCACCCCGACCGGTCGAACTACGGGCACGTCGCCCAGTACCGCTTCACGAAGAAGGCGTGGGCGCGGATCGAGACGGTCGCGGCCGACCCGCCGCAAACGTGACTTGTAGAGCACATCCGGAGCCGTCGGGCATCGCCTGGGGCGGTGGCTGCCGATAGCCCTGAGCACAGTTGATTGAATATGTCCAATAATCGACGTGAGCAAACAGCTACGACACGTGCGCGGGGCGAGAAACGAAGCTTGGAGACGAGGGTTGCGCGTGCCATCGCCGCGCACGGCGAACCCGTGCTCGACTGGGGTTCCGGTGGGCGCGGAAGTCGCCGTGCGCCCGCCTTCGCCCACGACCCTTCTCGACGCCCCTGAAATGGAAGGAAACGGAGCGATATTGGAGCGGAACGGCGCGATTCCAGGACATTTGCAACACGGGGCGAGACATTGCTGTTATTTTGGCGGCATTGGCCAGGCCCCGAGGCCGGCTCCTGCCGCGACCCATCGGACCAGTCCGATCGGTTGCGATGCAAGGAGTGAACATGGATCACGAGAGGTTCATCATCGACAAGATAAAGGAAGCCCGCGAGATCAGGGGCATACCCATAGCCGAGCTGGCGCGGAGGTCGATGATGGAGGCGACCCAGCTGGCGAAGGTGCTGCGCTACAAGCGGAGCCTGAAGCCGGGCGAGTGCCTGCGGCTGTGCTTCGCTCTCGACATGAACGCCATGGTGGCTATGATGCCCGATGAGATCGGGGCGCATCTGTGCGAGCTGAACATGAAGAGCAAGGCCGACAAGCTGGGATAGCGCGGAAGTAGAGAGCCCTGATGGCGAGATGGACGATGCGGCAAGAGGAGATCATACGCGAATGCGGTCATTTGGGCGTCGATGCCGTGCGCACGATGATCGCCGAGCAGTGCGGCGTCGTCCACTCGCCCCATGCCATCGAGATGCACGCGAACCGGATCCATGCGAGCCTGCGCATCAAGAAAGTATGCCCCGAATGCGGGACGGTGGGCGCCCCGTTGAACCTGCGCACGGGCCTCTGCCCGAAGTGCACGGCTTTCCTCCATGTGGAAGAGCAGGCGGTGTTGAGCGAGCAGCTTGCGGCAGAGCGCATGCAGGCATGCAGCGGCCCCGAGCTCGACGAGGCCAGGAGGGAATACGACGCGCTGAGGCAGCGCAACTCCCGCTTCCGCCGGAAGCACGGGCTATCGCCGAAAGCGCCCCGCAAGCGCGGCCAGGACGGCCCCGAGGCGGGTGATTTGTGACACGGGGTTACATTGCCCGCCATGAGGAAGACGAAGCTGACATACGAGATGGTCGACCGCGCCGTCGCGCTGAAAAAGGACGGCCTTTGCGACGCCGACATCATCAAGGCGCTGGGCGTGCACAAGTCCACCTTCTACCGCTGGATCAAGGAGGGCGAGGACGCACGGGCCGGCTCGGTGAAACGCGCATTATGCGACCAACTAAAAAAGGCCGAAGTGGATTACAAGAAGAACCTGCTGGTCACGATACGGAATGCGTCGATGCGCCCGCAGCACTGGACGGCGGCCGCGTGGCTCTTGGAGCGCAAGTACCCGCTGGAGTTCGGCAAGCCCGACCGGCGCGAGGAGAAGGCCGACGAGCCGGTCCAGCTGACGCTGGGCCTGGAACTGGAAGTGATGGACGACGACGGCGAGGACGGCTGCGCCTTCCCCGCCGGCGGCGACGATGCGAGCGGAGGCGGCGGCGATGGCCGTGACGAAGGTTAGCGACCACGTGATAGAGAGGTTCCATCCCGTCTTGTCCGACGTGATGGCGCACGGGCACACGCACTACTGGCTGCACGGCGGGCGCGGGTCCACCAAGAGCTCGTTCATATCGGTGTGCCTGATCATGCTCGTCATCGCTTTTCCCCAGACGAACGCGGTGGTGGTTCGCCGGTTCGGCAACACGCTGCGCGACTCGGTGTTCCAGCAGTGCCTATGGGCGATCGAGGTGCTGGGGCTAGAATCGGTGTTCCGCTCGAAGGTCTCGCCGATGGAGATCGTGTACACGCCGACCGGGCAGCGCATCGTGTTCCGTGGCGCGGACGACCCGCTGAAGCTGAAAGGCGTCAAGTTCACCAAGGGGTACTGCGCTGCGGTGTGGTTCGAGGAGGTCGACCAGTTCGAGGGGCTGGATGCAGTGCGGTCCATCCTGAACAGCCTTCGCCGTGGAGGCGACCGGTTCTGGATCTTCTACAGCTACAACCCGCCGAAGACGATGTGGAGCTGGGTGAACGTGGAGCTCTTGGAGCGCAAGCGGCGCGAGGACACCCTTGTTCGCGGTTCTTCCTACCTCGATGTGATAGATTCGCACCCCGAATGGCTGGGCGCCCCGTTCATCGAGGAAGCGGAGTATTTGCGCGACACGAACGAGACGGCCTGGCGCTGGGAGTATTTGGGCGAGATCGTGGGAACGGGCGGCGCGGTGTTCGACAACGTGCACGACGCGCGGCTCTCCAGCTCGCGCATACGCAACTTCGAGCGCGTGCGCAACGGGATCGACTGGGGCTGGTTCCCCGACCCATGGCGGTTCGTGCGCTGCGCCTGGGAGCCGGGTGCGAGGCGGCTGCTTGTCTTCGAGGAGCATTCCGCCAACAAGATGATGCCGGCGGACACGGGGCAGATCGTGGTCGACTCGCTCACCTACCCCGACGAGGATGGCGGCGAGCCCTACTTCCACGACCAGATCGTCTACTGCGACGATACCCCCGATTCGAAGGTGCAGATGTCTACCTACCGGCGAGACCTCGGCATCAGGATTCACGCGGCCCGCAAGGCCCGGATGAGGCGGCTTTCATACGAGTGGCTTGCCGGCCTTCGGGAAATCGTCATCGATTCCGAGCGCTGCCCGTTGACGTTCGCCGAGTTTACGCTAAAAGAGTTCGAGCGCGACCGCGATGGGAACTGGATAGACGAGATTCCGGACGGCAACGACCACAGCATCGATGCCGTTCGCTACGCCATGATGGACGATGCCTTGAGGGGCGCGTGATGGGGCGGCTCCTTCCACACCTTCACCTTCAAAATCGTCGGCATGGTGCGCGGATGGATGCGGGGGCTGGCGGTGGGCTTCTTGTTCGCCGTGTTCCCATTCTGATTGTTCATGTTGAGGTCGGGCGGTGGATCAGCGCACGCGATTACCGGCGTGGTTATGGGCGGGTCCTTCCCCTTCCAAATCATGAGTGCAATCGTGGGGCGTTGCGGATGGTTGCGCCGGGGCGATACCTTCGCCACTTTCCCCTTACAGAAAGCGAAAGCGGGTGCCGGAAACGGAAGGCTGCGCCTGGGCGTGGCCTTGTACAGCTTCGCCTTCCCGAACTTCACCTTACACACCTTCTTATTCTTCACCTTGGAAAGCATAGCGAGGAGCGATGGCATGGGCAAGATCGATGACGTGGATTACTGGGTGCCGGAGCATGTTCGAGAGCATTTGCGCGGCATGGGGTTTCAGCTTCCGTTGGAGCCGATGGAGGGGCACATTCGGGCCTGGCATGAGTGGATGCAGGCCGGCGGTTCCTTTTACGATTACCGTGATTCCGACGGGTTCGGGCGCGTGTACGAGGTCCACCGGCGAAGCATCCATCCGGCGATGCGGGTTTGCAGGGAATGGGGATCGCTGCTGCTGAACGACAAGACGCAGGTGGTGTGCGAGAGCCAGGAATGCACCGACTGGCTGCAGTCGTACTTCGAGCAGACGGGTTTCTTCCCCTCCGCTCAGGCCACCGTGGTGAGGGCATTCGGCATGGGGACCGGGGCGTGGGCGCTCTGGATCGACGCGGGCAGGAAAGACGTCCGCATCCGGCGGTACGATGCGCGCATGGTGATCCCGCTCAGCTGGGATGAGGAGCGGGTGACGGAGTGCGCGTTCGTCACGCGGGCTTACTATCGGGGGCGGGCCGTCGACCAGTTGCAAATGCACCTGCTCGGGGGCGGTGATGGGGGTACACCTTCCACAGCCTTTCCTTCGACATATTCGCAAGCCCTGGCAACGGGGAGCCTGACTTCGCTTCCCATAGCTTCCAAAACTGGCGCCGGGGTGGCTTCCGCTCTGCCTGGAACAGCGGACATGGCAACGAAAACAGTTGCGGGCACCGGGAATGGTGGCGGTGCGGTGCAACCTTCGACGCCCTCACCTTCGCATGGAAAAGGCAGGGTGCCTTCCAAATGGAAGGCGGGCGATGGTTACGCTGGGGTGATACCTTCGACAGCTTCACCTTCCCAAACCAAGGCAGGCGGCAATGGTTACGGCGGCTCGCCTTCCAAAGACGGTGCTCGCGGCACGGCGCAAGCTTTGGGCGGTGCCGGGGCTTCCCCTTCCGCATCTTCGCCTTGCGAAGCAGAAGGTAACGCAGGGGCGCAACCTTACGATGGCCTACCCACGTATAGGATCGTGACGGTGTGCTTCGACGAGGATGGAAACGAGATACAGCCGGAGGGCGTATGCACGGAGTACGAAACCGGCTGCCCCTTCCCCACGTTTTCAATCGTGAAACCGGCTATCGAGAACACGCGGGTGGACATGAGCCCTTACGGGCAATCCATCTTCGCAGATGCTATCGACGCGATTCAGGCCGTGGACTTGGCTTTCGACGCCATGATCACGGAAGTGGACATAAGCAAGATGAGGGTGTTCCTCTCGGACGTGATGTTCGACCGGGAGCAGGACGGAAAGAAGAAGCGGGTGGCGATTCCGTTCGGGCGGCAGGATTGCACCGTGTTTCGCAAGGTCATGAGCACCGATGACATGATCCAGGAGTTCGCGCCGGCGCTTCGCACGGCATCGCAGGTGGAGGCGTTGCGGATCGCGTTGCAGATGCTGGGTGATCTCTGCGGGTTCGGCATCACTTACTTCGACTTCGATTCCACCGGATATGTTAAGACCGCAACCGAGGTCAGCTCCGACAACTCGGCGCTGATGCGCAACATCGCCAGGCACGAGCATGTGCTTGAGCAGTCGATCGCCGGCATCGCGCGGGCCCTTCTCCACATTGCGCGCGGCTTCGGCGTCGACCTTCCCCATGAAGGCGACTTGAAGGTGATGTTCGATGACAGCATCATCGCCGACACCTTCCAAGAGAAGAAGCAGGATCTTTCCGAGGTGGGCGTTACCATGACCGTGGCCGAGTTCCGGCAGAAGTGGTACGGTGAAGACCTGACGACATCCGAAGAGAGGGCAAGCAAACTGGACGTCTAGCTCCGCTCTCACTGTTAGAGCGATGAGCCGGATGGAAGCCGATTCACCAGAAGCAACTGGTGTGTTCCCAACCGTCAACTGCCGAGTTCGATTTTGAAGCCTTGCACGAGGGCATGTGAATGGCGGGCTGATACGATGAGGAACCTTCCCATGGGCTATTAATGTGGCTGGTTGGGTTGGACAGAAAAATCGGATGTGAAGGTGAATCCGCCTTGTCCTATGCAGCTCGTTTGGCTGCTATCCCCGAATAGTACCATGTCGCGGGCGTCTCGTAATCCAGCGATTCGTGGAGCCTGCGGTTGTTGTATTTCCTGACGTATTCGTCGATGATCGCCCTCAGCTCCCTCGGTGTCTCGTACTCCTCGATCCTGATGCATTCCGATTTCAGCGACCTGAACCAACGCTCCATGATCACGTTGTCTACCCAGCGGGCCCTGCCGTCCATGCTCTGGAGGATGCGCTTCTCTTCCAGGAGCCGCTCGTAGGCTGCGGAGTTATATACCGAGCCCTGGTCGGAGTTGGCTATGGCCGGCGCGCCGTGGGCCTCGATCGCATCGCGCATGCAGGCGACGACCCCGGGCGCGCCCATGTCGTCGAGCAGGCGCCATCCGACTATGTAGCGGCTGAACCAGTCGATGACCGCGACGAGGTACATGTGGGTCTTCCCGATGGGGATGTAGGTTATGTCGGTCGCCCAAACCTGGTTCGGGAACAGGATCTTCTTGTTCTTCAGCAGGTAGGGGTGCTCCCTGGCCCCCTTTCTCGGCTTCGAAAGGTTGGGCTTGGGGTAGACCGGGTGCACGTTCATCTCGTCCATCAGTGACTTCGTCGCGTGCCTGCCATACGGGAAGCCCATCTTCCTCAGCTCCTTCGATATCTTGCGGGCGCCGGCGAACGGCATCTCCAGGTGGATGTCGTCTATCGCCCGCATCGCCGCCTCGCGCTGCTCGTCTATCACCGGGCCCTTCCCCTTGGGCTTGTAGTAGTAAGTCGAGCGGGGGATGCCCAGCAGCTCGCACTGCCTCTCGATTGTCAGCATGCTATTTCCCGGGTCTACCAGGGAGATCCTTGTCGACGTCGACCCCGTATTTCTTGAGAACGCTTCGTTGAAGGTAATCGCGCTCGGCCGTGAGCTGGCCGATCATGCGATATAGGTCATCGACCTCCTCCCGGTGCTCGGCGAGCTCCCGTTCGCGCGCCCTGTCGTCCTCGGTCGCCGAGAACGCCCGGTAGGCCTCCTGCTCGAACTTGCTCTTCCACTTTCTGACGAGATTGGGGTTCAGGTCGTATTCCGCCGCCACGTCGTTGAGCGTCTTCTCCCCCGATATGACCTGCATGACGACCTTGGCCTTGAACTCCGGCGGGTGCGGTCTTCCTGTCGGCATCGTGAACCTCGCTTTCCGTGCCTGCCGGCACATCGTATGCGGGTTCACCTTCGCACGTCAATTTCGTGTCCAGTTTTTGCCGACCACATTATATCATTGTCGGGAACGAATTACCGCAGCTGTCATAAGGCGATATGGAGGATAGATGCAGCAGATCGAAGGAAGCGACGGATCCGCCCAAGATATTCCAGACACTGTCTGGAATATTCAGGTATCGGCGGGTGAAATGGCCTTTCCTGACAGAATCGAGCTCAGCGATTACCCATCTTTCGACGAGCTGGCGAGAGCCATCGAGAAGGTGACGGAGTTCGCCCGAAACATGGCAGCCCAGCATGTTTACGACGATCAGCTCTGGGCTTACTGGAACGACGGCAGGATGATCGTCGTGTACGAGCAGAACGGTAGGGATCGGGCCGAATATGGCGATCAGACCCTCACCAGGCTCGCGAAACGGCTCACGGGAAAACTCGGGCGGGGCTTCTCGCGGGCAAACCTCTACAACATGCGCCTGTTCTATCTCACCCACAGGAATTTCCAGACACTGTCTGGAAAATTGTCGTGGTCGCATTACTGCGAGATCATCACCATAGAGGACGAGATGAAACGGGGGTTCTACGAGCGCGAGGCGGCGAACTCCGGATGGAGCGTCCGGGAGCTGAGGCGGCAGATGAACAGCATGCTGTTCGAGCGCATCCTCAATGCCAAGGACGATGCGCGCAGGGAGCACGTGCTGGCGCTTGCGAACGAGGGCGTTTCCTACAGCAGGCCCGCAGATGCCATCCGCAACCCGCTCGTGCTCGAATTCCTCGACCTGCCGGATGACGTCACGCCCATGGAGCGTGACCTGCAGCGGGCGCTGGTGAGCCAGATCGAGAAGTTCATGCTCGAGCTCGGGCGGGGCTTCATGTTCGTGGGCAGCAACGTCCGGATTCCCGTCGGGGACGACAACGATTACGCGGACATGGTCTTCTACTGCAAGCCGCTTCGGGCATACGTGCTCATCGAACTGAAGACCGACAAGCTGATGTCTTCGGCGGTGGGCCAGATCAACGAGTACCTGAACTATTATGCCGCAGAGGTGAACGACGAATACGACAACCCGCCCATCGGCATCATCCTCTGCACAGACAAGAACAACGTCCGCGCGCAGTACGCGCTTGGCGGGCTTAGCAACGCGGTTTTCGCCTCCACCTACACACTGCGCCTGCCCGACGAAGAGCAGCTGGAAGACCAGGTGCGCAGGACCATCGAGGCGAACGAGCACAAGGCGCTTACGAGCGGCGAAGATGCGTAGCCTAGTTGCAGATAGCGAGTATTTCGCGTTCCTGGACGAGCTGAGGGATTCTGGCACCGTCAACACCGTGCTGGCGGCTTCGCATTTGGTGAGGGAGTATCCGAATCTGAGGGCCGAGGAGGCCAAGGCTATCTGCGCGGATTGGCGGGCGACCTACCACGAGCGCAGGACGCGCTTAGCCAAAGAAAGTCGCGTTACCGGGTTGTAGAGCTGCCGCCTTCGCCATGGGTGGCCGGTTCTGGTTCCTCCGGATTCTCAGCAACAGACGATTCCCGGCTCTGCTGCAATTCTTCCAGCAAGCCCGCCGTGATGATGCCCGAAGGCAGGGCAACGACGGCGATCCCCATGAGGGACGAGGCCATGGCTATGAAGCGGCCGACCTCGGTTGAGGGGTACAGGTCGCCGTAGCCGACGGTCGTGAGGCTCACGACGGCCCAGTAGACGGCGTCGAAGAACGTATCGAAGGTGTCGGGCTCCACGTTGAAGACGATCAAGGCGCTTACCACCACGTACGCGACTGCCAACCCGAGCACGACCAGCAACGGCTCTCTCTGCTTCTCGAACGCGGCGGCGATGGCGTTCGCGCCCTTGGAGTACCGGATGAGCTTGAAGGCGCGCAGCAGCCGGAACAGGCGCAGGATGCGCAGGGCCCTGAAGGCGGGGTTGAGAACCAGGAACGAGGGCAAGATGGACAGGAGGTCGATTATCGCCATGGGGGTGAAGGGGTACAGGATGAAGGAAGCCTTGCCCCTCCCCAGCTTGAAGTCGGCTGTGACGAGCCTCATGAGGTAGTCCGCAACGAAGATCGCCACGCAGGCGTATTCGAGGGCGTCGAATATCGCGTGCTGCTCCTTGAAGCACAGCGGCACGAGGCTCACCACTATGGCGACGGTCATGGCGCGGCCGTAGATCTCGGCCGCCTTGCCGTCGCCGTCTACGAGCTCGTATATCTGCTGGCGGTGCATCAAAAACTCCTCTGCTAGTCGGAAACCGACAATCAACCGAATTATACAGGCGCGGAGAAGGGCTTCTGCGGTGCGGGCTGCACCTTGAATCCGTACGACATGCGCAACCGAGGGACCGTGCGGTGGTCTGAGTGTATGCTGCTTGCAAGGGGTGCCCGCAGCCCGAACGCGAAGCGCCTCTGTTTGCCCCGCCCGCCAGCCATCGGTGACGCCGTGCGCGGCAACCCGAGACAACGCAGCAGCCCAAGGCCCCGCGCCCCCGCATTGAGCCCGCGCAGGGCTGGCACGACGCCTGGGGCGCATGGCGCGAAGTTGGCGACGTTGCAACAGGCCACGCAGGGCACGCCTCCCGTGGCTGAACCCGTGCCAGCGGAGCAAGACCGCGAAGCGGGCTTGCGTAGCCGTGGTGAAGACACGGGAGGCGTGCCCTGCGTGGCCGCCCCGGTTGACTTCCAGGCGCCATGCGGCCCAGGCGGCGTGACAGCCCCGGGCGAAATGCGGGGGCGCGGGGCCTTGGGCTGCGGCCGACCCTCAACGACGTAGCGCGCGGCGGCACCGATGGCGGGCGGGGCAAACAGAAATCTTGAAACGCTGCGAGTGGGGAAGCGTTGTGCATGAGCGCCGGACGCTCTTGCTTCCGAGGCAACGCCGTTCCCTGCGGCGGTGAGGACGGCTCCGGGTTATAGCCGAGCGGAATGCCGACTGAAATCGGAGGTTTCGGCCGCTGCCTTTCCCCGGGCGGCTGGCGACTGCTAGAATACGAGACGCCAAACTGTCGAGTTCCCCTGCGGGAATTCGCGCACAACCTAACAGCTCGCGAACAGGTGAGCAGGAGGGCACTCGCCCATCCTGTGCCTGTTCGCATCTATGCGTGCGCGGTACTCGACAGTTTGGCGACTGGGGTGGGTGTCCTCCTTCTTCGGTTGCCAGACTGTCGCAAGCTGCATCCTCCACGGTCGAACTGACCGCCAGGCGCCCCATGCGCCGAAACCGCCGTGGAGGCACGATGGCAGGAAACGAAAGCCTCGGGAAGGCCAAGGCCGCCCGCGACGACGAGTTCTACACCCAGCTGCCGGACATCGAGCGGGAGCTGCACCATTACCGGCAGCATTTCCGCGACAAGGTCGTGTTCTGCAACTGCGACGACCCGTTCGAGTCGAACTTCTTCAAGTACTTCGTGCTCAACTTCAACCGGCTGGGGCTGAAAGCACTCGTCTGCACCTGCTACGCTGGCTCCCCCATCATGGGCGGGCAGCTGTCGCTCTTCGACGTGGAGCCCGAAGCCGCGCCGGGTACCCCGTACAAGGCGGTCGTCACGTGCGTCTACGACAAGGACGGCGACGGCGATGTCGACATGCTCGACGTCGCGGAGCTCTTCAAGAGCGGCGAGAACGAGCTGACCGAGCTCGAGGGCGACGGCGACTTCCGCAGCCCCGAGTGCCTGGCGCTCATGGATTCCGCGGACATCGTGTGCACGAACCCACCGTTCTCGCTCTTCCGCGAGTATGTCACCACGCTCGTCGAGCACGGCAAGAAGTTCGTCATCATCGGGCCCTCCACGGGCATCAAGTACAAGGAGACGTTCCCGCTCGTGCGCGACGGCAAGATGTGGCTCGGCTACGGCTTCGCGAAGGGCGACGCCTACTTCTCCATCCCCAAGGAGAACGCCCGCGACTTCGCGGCGGGCGTCTACGACGAGGCGACGGGGCTCGTCCACTTCCGCAAGTGCACGTGGTTCACCAACCTCGACATCAAGAAGCGCCACGACGAGATGATCCTTTACAAGCGATATAGCCCGGAGGCCTATCCGAACTACACGAACTTCGCCGGCATAGACGTGACCAACGTCGCGGACATCCCATGCGACTATCCCGGCAACATGGGCGTGCCGATAACCTTCCTGGAGCAGCACAACCCCGACCAGTTCGAGATCGTGGGGCTCGGCGAGGGCAACCTTGCGAAGGAGGTCGGCATCACGCGCGACCGAACGGGGCGCACGAAGCTGGAAATCGAGAAAGACGGCAAGCGCTCGAACGTGTGGGCCCGCCTCGTAATAAGGAACAAGCACCCGGAAGAACCGAGGTCCTAACATGCACATCGAGCAGCGCAAGATCACGATCGGCGAGGTGGCGGAAGGCTACTTCAACGATGCGGAGGAGGGCGTGGTCGGCTACGGCGAGCGGCTGGACATCCGCCCGAAGTACCAGCGCGAGTTCGTCTACAACAACCAGCAGCGCGACGAGGTCATACGCACCATAACGAAGGGCCTGCCACTCAACGTCATGTACTGGTGCGTCACGGGCGACGACACCTACGAGGTGATGGACGGCCAGCAGCGAACCATCGCATTCTGCGAGTACATCGACGGCGCCTTCTCGGTCGACGACAAGTATTTCTACAACCTGCCGTCCGACCAGAAGAAGGCCATACTCGACTACGAGCTGTTCATCTATGTCTGCGACGGCACCGACAGCGAGAAACTCGACTGGTTCCGCATCATCAACATAGCCGGCGAGAAGCTTACCGACCAGGAGCTGCGCAACGCCGTATACGCGGGCAGCTGGACGAGCGACGCCAAGCGCTACTTCTCCAAAACCGGCTGCGCCGCGCAGGGTATGGGCGGTGACTACCTCAAAGGCGCATCAATCCGCCAGGAATACCTCGAGACCGCCATCCTCTGGGCGGCCTCGGCCAATGGCGACACCATCGAGGGCTACATGGCCGAGCACCAGCACGACCCAAGCGCCGTGGCCCTATGGAACTACTTCCGCTCCGTCATCGACTGGGTCCAGTCGATCTTCCCGAAGTACCGACGCGAGATGAAGGGGCTTCCGTGGGGCCTCTTCTACAACGAGCACGGCAGCCGCTCCGACCTCGACCCAAAGGCGCTCGAGGCGGAAGTGCAGCGCCTCATGGGCGACGAGGACGTGACCCGGAAGGGCGGAATCTACGAGTACCTTCTGACCGGCGACGAGCGCAAGCTCTCCATCCGCGCCTTCGACCGCCGCGACGCGCTGGCCGCCTTCGAGCGCCAGGGCCACCGCTGCGCCATCTGCGGCGAGGAGCTCGAGTTCGACCAGATGCACGCCGACCACATAAACCCCTGGAGCAAGGGCGGGCACACCACGCCCGAGAACTGCCAGATGCTCTGCCGCGACTGCAACCTGAAGAAGGGAGCGCAGTAGCCGGGGAGTATCGCCCTTCGGCGGATCCTCGGGCCAAGGCCGGGCCGCTGCGCCGTGTCGCAATCTGCCGTTCGAGCCCGCCAGTTCCGGCTTCGGCGCCGACTGTTCGCCCGGTTCCCCGCAGGCGAATTCGCCCCTCCGTCGAAAATTTTCCCGAAACGGCGGGACGGTTGCGTTGCGGAGGGCGTACAACCTAGCGAGAGAAATTGAAATGGCCCGAGACGAGGAAAGGGGGCGGGCATGGACGAAGACGAGCTGAGGCGCATCCTGTCGCAGGACCTATCCGTCGGCACCGAGGCGTTCCGCGACGCGCTGCTCGCCCGCTGCCTCGACGTGCTCGCAGCCGGCGACGGCGCCGACCTGGGCGACGACGAGCTGGAGCTGCTCGCGGCGGCCGGCGACCCGTCCGCCATGGGCGGCCTGCCTGCGGCCGCGGGCGACCCGGTGGCTGAAAGCGGGGCGTTCGGGGATAATGGGGGCGCCGGCCGGTAGCGGTGGCGCCGCCGGCTGACCTTGGAGGGGCCGCTTGTTCGACGTGCGCGAGCTCAACATAGCGATAGAGCTGTGGGGCGTGGCGTTCTGCGCGCTCGGCATCGCGTGCGCTCTCATGTTCGCGCGGTCGAACGCCTACTACCGCAACCTCCTGATAGCGCTGTTCTCGCTCGAGCTGGTGAGCGCCGGCGGCGACGCCGTGGCGGGGCTCTTCCGCGGGCAGGAGGGCGCGCTCGCCTGGGCGATGACGCATGCGGGCAACCTGCTCACCTTCTTCGGCAGCTTCCTCCTGGTGGGCGTGCTCGCCACCTACATCTGCGTGCGCATCGAGGACGCCGGCGGCAGGCCGTATACCTGGTGGCGTCGGGCCTCGCACGTCGCGGCCGTTGCCATGTGCGTGCTGGCGGCGCTCGGGCTCTTCTACTACATCGACGCCTCCAACCTGTACCACCGCACTGATTTCTACTGGGCGGCTGCGGCTTTCAGCGTGGCGGTGAACGGCGTGAACACGGCGCTCGTGGCTCTGAACGCGCGCAATCTCGGCTGGCGGGCGGTCGTCTGCCTGCTGTTCTGCTCGCTCACGCCCATGCTGGCGTCCATTCCGCAGGCGTTCCTTTACGGGCTGAACTTCGTGATGGTCGCAGCCGTGCTGGGATTGGTCGTCCTGTTCCTGGAGATGCAGTCGCATGCCGCGCACGAGATGGCCGCGAGGGAGCGCGAGGCTGCCGAGAGCCGCATGGCGGTCATGGTCTCCCAGATCCAGCCGCACTTCCTGTTCAACTCGCTCGACACGATATACGGGCTTGTCGGGGAAGACGAAGCGAAGGCCAAGACCGCCATCGTGGACTTCTCGCGCTACCTGCGGGCGAACCTGGAGTCGCTGAAGCGCACGACGCCCGTGCCCATCGAGACCGAGCTGCGCCACGTGCGCACCTACCTGGAACTGGAGCAGATGAGCGACGAGGGCCGCCTGGAATTCGAGATAGACGCCAAGGCGGGCGGCTTCCTCGTGCCGGCGCTGTCCGTCCAGACGCTCGCCGAGAACGCGGCCAAGCACGGCGTGGGGCAAAGCGAGCGCGGCGGGCATATCGCGGTGCGCACGTTCGAGGAGGGGGACGCGTTCGTGGTGCAGGTGACCGACGACGGCGCGGGCTTCGACCCGGCGCAGCTCGAGTCGACCGAGGGAATCGGCATAGCGAACACGCGGGCGCGTCTGGAAGCCATGTGCGGCGGTGCGCTCGACGTGAAAAGCGAGCCCGGCGCCGGCACGGTGGCTATCGTGCGGGTGCCCAAGAGGGCGGAAGGAGACGGGGAATGAGGATCCTGGCGGTCGACGACAAGGCGGTGCCGCGCAAGGTGCTCGCCGAGGCCATAGCCGAGGCGGCGCCTGACGCGGAAATCTCCGTGTGCGCGGGCGCGGCCGAGGCGCTGGCCCTTCCCGGCGCGGCGACGTTCGACGTCGCCTTCATCGACATCGACATGCCGGGCATGAACGGGCTCGAGCTGGCCCGCGAGCTGAAGCGGCTGAACCCCCGCGTGAACGTGGTGTTCGCCACCGGCTACGGCGAGTACATGGCCGACGCCTTCGCGATGCACAGCTCGGGCTACGTCATGAAGCCCGTGACGGCGGCCGACGTGGCGGCCGAACTGGAGAACCTGCGCTTCCCGCCAGCGCCCGCACCGGCGGCAGAGCCTGGGCGGCTGTACGTCCGCTGCTTCGGCGACTTCGGGGCGTACGCGGGCGGCAGGCCGCTCTCCTTCGGGCGCACGCGCGCCCGCGAGCTGTTCGCCTACCTGGTGGACCGGCGCGGCGCGATGGTGTCCATGAGGCGCGTGGAGGCGGTGCTCTGGGGCGATGACCCGCGCGTGGGCGGCAACGCGTCGTACCTGCGCACGCTCGTCTCGCACCTGAAGGCCGCGCTCGACGACGCGGGCTTCGGCGACGTGCTCATCAAGCGGCGCGGCGAGATCGGCATTGACACGTCGCGCGTGGACTGCGACTACTACGACTACCTGCGCGGCGACCCGGCCGCCGTGAACCTGTGGCAGGGCGAGTACATGGAGCAGTACAGCTGGGCCGAGCCCACGAAGGCCGCGCTGCTGAAAGGCGCGTAGGAGGCATGTGGCGAAGCGGGAGTTAAAATCCAAACAACATGGGATGGAAATTCCAAAACAGCGTATTAACCGAATGGATTGATTTTTCGAACAGAAGGGACGAAGAACATGGCGCAAGTTCTCGAAATCACCGAGTCGATGGACGGCACGACCCACAAGCTCATGCTGGCAGGGCGCCTCGACACGAACACGTCGCCGCAGCTCGAGGCCGAGGCGAACCGCATCTACCAGGCCGAGGCCGCGCCCGACATCGTCGTGGAGATGGGCGCGTGCGAGTTCGTGTCCTCCGCAGGCCTGCGCGTGATCGTTGCGATGCAGAAGCACGCGGCGACCGGCGGCTCGCTTACGTTCCGCAACGTGGTGCCCGACGTGATGGACGTATTCGCCATGACGGGCTTCGATTCCATCCTGACGATCGAGTAGGGCGCCCGATGACGCGGGGCGGGGGCGTCCTCCGCTGGAAGGGGGCGCTGGCGGAAGGCGGCGCTGCGCTGCGGCGTGTGACGGCGGCTGTGCTGGCGCTGGCGTGCGTGTCGCTGGCGTTCACGCAGGAGGGCTTCATCGGGCTGGGCTTCGCCGACGGCGGCTCGGCATACATCGTCACCTTGCTGGCGCCGGTGGCTCTCGGCGCCATGCTGCTGGGGGCGCCCGCGGGCGCGGCGCTCGGCCTGTTCGCGGGCGCGGTGCTCTACCTTCACGCTGCCGTCTCGCCGCTCGACTACTACGAGCTGACGTTCGTCACGCCCCTCACCTCCGTCGTCATGCTGTGCCTGGTCGGGTTCCTGCTGGGGGCCCTGTTCGCGCTCGCATTGCGCGGCGGGCTTGCGGGCCGGAAGCGCATGCTCGCGGTGGCGGGCGCGTGCCTGCTCGCGTCGCTCCTCTTCAGCGCGGGCTTCGCGGGGGGCGCCGTCGCCGCGCTCGTGCGGCAGACGCCCTCCGTCTTGGGGGGTGGCATGGACGCCGCCCAAGCCAACTCGGCTTGGGTGCAGGCATTGGGCGACGCCCCGCGGGTTCTCTTACGCGGTGGCGGGCGGACGCGATGCCCCCGGCCTATAGGCGGCTCCTAAGGCAGGCATGGAAACGTGCGTTCAACGGAACTTGGTAAGCCCCATGCGCCCCCGCCGCGAGGCGGGTACCGAACCGCGAGGCTAGGGACGGCGCAGGGGGTAGAGGAAGCGGGAGGAAGCGAAGGCCCGCCCGTAACGGGCGGGATAGCGGTTCGAGATTTGCCGCGCATCGAAAGATGGCAGACTTCCCGCACGGTGCGCCATTGGCAGGAAGGAGGAGGGCTTGTGAACGGAAGCGACTTGATAACCGAAGAGACGGCGAGCGCCACGGACGCGGCGCCAGAACCGTATTCCAGCTGGGACAGCGTCCCGTGGGACAAGGTCGAGGCCCACGTCAGCAAGCTTCAAACCCGAATCGCCAAGGCAACGAGGGAAGGCCGCGTGGAGGAAGCCCGAAGGGCGCAGAGGCGACTCGTGGCGTCGTTCGACGCGAAGCTCCTCGCGGTGCGAACGGTCGCAAACAACAAGGGCAGAAACACGTCGGGCGTGGACGGCGAGCTGTGGACCACCCCCAACACCAAGATGGAGGCGGCGCTCTCCCTGAGCGCCAAGGGGTACAGGGCCAAGCCGCTTCGGCGCGTCCGCATACCGAAGAAGGGAAAGAGAGGTGAGACCAGGCCCCTCGGCATACCGACGATGCGCGACAGGGCCATGCAGGCGCTATACGCGCTGGCACTCGACCCCGTGGCGGAGACCACGGCAGACAAAAGCTCGTTCGGGTTCCGAAAGGGGCGAAGCGCGCAGGACGCCAGCGCGCGGCTGTTCCAGCTGCTGTCGAGGCGGGACTGCCCGACGTACGTCCTCGAAGGGGACATCAAGGGATGCTTCGACCACATCAGCCACGAATGGCTGCTCGCCAACGTGCCCATGGACAAGAAGGTGCTCGCGCAGTTCCTGCGGGCGGGGTTCATGGAGCAGGGCGAGTGGCACGAGACCGACGAGGGCACGCCCCAGGGCGGCATCATAAGCCCGATACTGGCGAACATGGCCCTCGACGGGATGGAGCGGGCGCTGGCCGAGAGGTTCATGTACGGCACGAACGGAAGGAGGACGCACAGCAAGGCCACCAAGAACCTCGTCAACCTCGTGAGGTACGCCGACGACTTCGTGGTCACGGCGAAGACCCCCGAGGTGGCGGCGCAGGTGAGAGAGTTCCTGCAAGGGTTCCTCGCCGAGAGGGGCCTCGAGCTGTCGAGGGAGAAGACGCTCGTCACGCACATCGACGAGGGCTTCGACTTCCTCGGCTGGAACTTCAGGAAATATGGCGGCACGATGCTCGTCACGCCATCGAGGAAGTCCGTGGAGTCGTTCGTTCGCGAGATGCACCGCTGCATCCTGCGAGAAAGCGGCGACTTAAGCCAGGACGAGCTAATCGACATCCTCACGCCCAAGATTCGCGGGTTCGCGAACTACCACAGGCACACCTGCGCCTCGGACACGTTCAGCAAAATCGACCACATCATCCATTTCCAGCTCATGCGCTGGTCGTGCCGCAGGCACCCGAGGAAACGCAAGGGCTGGGTCTACGACCGCTACTGGTTCAGGAAGGGCGGCAGCAAGTTCGTGTTCGGCAGGGAGGGCCACTACCTCCCCCACATGGCGTGGCAGCATATCGTGCGCCACGTCGCGCTAAGGTCCGCCATGAACCCCTACCTCGACCAAGACTACTTCGCCGCGCGGAAGAAGCTCCTCAAGGAGAGAAACGCGCATTCCTTCCACTTGCCCACCGCCGAGAGCCGCAAGGCGTATGGGCGTGCTTGAGCCGTATGCGGGGAAACTCGCACGTACGGTTCTGAGGGGAGGGCGCGGGAGCAATTCCGCGTCCTTACCCGCCATAAGGAGATCTGCAACGACATGATCGCGACGAGCAAGGCGACGCTCGATGCCATGCGCGAGGACTTCGAGCAGCTTTGGCCAGCGGTCATCGACAGGCCCCCAGTCCTCGGCCTGGGTCATG